TTTTCAATTTTTTCTCCTTTACATTTTTTAACGTGGTCAAGTCCACGCTAGAGTCTGCTAAGTATCGTTTTTGCTTACGTATTTAGTCTTTTAACGTCGTACTAAGGACTAAATTTTATCTTCTTCAAAATAAGGTACTAAAACACACCTGCAATTAGGGTGTCTAGGCAATGTTGGTGCTTTGTCAACGTCGTATATATTGCCGTCGCACTCCGCACATTGTTCGCTTGTTCTTTCATCAAGTGTTACAACGTCTTTCAGTTGCTTAACTACCTTGCTTTTCTTGTAGTTTTGTAGCTTAATATCGTTTAAATGGTGCATTGTTTCCGTTCTAACTAATCTCATTGTGTCGTTTAAATTAGAGTTCATACGGTTTCTTAACTGTAAGGTCATTTGAGTAATACTTTTACCCGTCGTTAAACCACGTTCTAATATTTCTGACAATTCTTTGATTAATTTAGCGTTGTTATTTCCTAAACGCCCTCTGAATGTAACTCCTTTGTATTTAGACTTCATCAACTTTTTAACAATATTAGCGTCATTTGTTAGCTTAATTCCTAACTCTGTTGAAGTGTTGATAATAGTAGAGTTAATAGCATTTTCTAACGTTTCTGTGTAGGTCTTTTCTACCATTTGCCCCAACTTCGCTAATTCTTCTATGTAGTACTCTTCCAACTGTCTTAAATGTTTAAGTTGGTAAGCCCTACTTCTTGTTAAACCTTTAAGTTCTATTTCCTCACTTAATGCTAATAATTCATCAACTATATTCTTTGTTACTCTGTCGTAGACCTCTATTATTTCAGCGTACGTTTCTTCGGCTTCATTAAATACTTGCCATTGATTATTCGCTACACGCTTTTCAAAATAACTAAGCTTCGTCATCTTCATCATCTATCTTTCTTGTTATTCTTTGTTGAATATTGTCAATTTCACTTTCATTCTGAACATCTAACTTTTCTTTTTCCTGCTGATAGTTAGTTACCCACGGGTGATTAGCTATAATAGTTTCATCCGAAATAAGTCCTTTAGATTTTAAGCAATTTTCTATAATTTCAGTTTCGTTTGTAGCCATATCGTGTGAGAATATAATTTCAACTTCTGGATCAGTAGAAATATTTAAGAAGTCGTTGACAAACATCAGTAATTTATCAAAACCTTTAGAGAATTCTTGTTCAAACTTATCTGATTTTAATTCCAAACCACTGAATAAGAATTTAAGTGCTACACCACTAGGAGCATTTCCGAACTTGTCAATATCTTTGTTAACCGACTGTGAATACTCTTGAATATCTCGTTTTAACTGCTCTGAATGGTCTTTAATCGCCGTTATATCCATTTCAGGTGTCAAGGCGTCAACGTTTGACTTATAATCCCCCTCATCAGCGTCAAGCGTAACGATACGCTCTTGGTTAATCATCTGTCTTAACTTCATCAAGTTTTCTTTATCCCCTGTATATCCTTTAAGTACATAGATTATATTCTTGACTTCTTGAATGTAGTTAGCAGCCTCTGAACGCGTTAAGTCGTAGTTATCAATTAAAGATTTAATAAATTTTAAGTCACATAACTCTCTGTAGTTGTTCTTGAATGGTATAAAAGGCAATCCACTAGCCCAATAATAAGGTTGGTTGTCAATTCTTAAAGGGTAGTTAACATCTCCTAATAGCATTATTTCACTGTTGGTATTGTCCATTCTGTAGTGTGTTATCTTTCCGTCGCTTGTCCATGCTTCAATGTGTTCAAAAGTTTTCATTTCATTAAAAGTCCATATCTTTTCGGGGTATATTCTAATGAATGAATTTAACTTCTCATGTGTTGCATCTTCCCATATAGGAATACACTGCTCTGACGGTATTACCATTAATTTGAAGTTGTTTTCCTCATCAACGTAAGGGTGTAACCATGCAATCCCTTTGTTTGAAGCCTCATAAGCTAACATCTCTAGTTTATTTTGGAAATCTTTTCCTAATAATTCAGTAATACGCTCGATATACTCTGTGTCTTGACCTTTGATAGTAGCATCTTTACTAAATGAAAAAGCAACCTTTTCATCAATGATATTCTTGTAGGTTGCGTGAATTAGTCTATTATCTGCTTTGTTTTGGTCTTTGTAATTTGTCTTAATTTCTAAATAATCGTGATCCACATCATAGTATTTCTGACCTAAGTGCATCCATTTATACTTATTACTTTTTTTAAATTCGTTAATGTAATATTTAATCTTGTTTGTATCTAGGGTAGTTTCATCACTACCGAATAAAAAACTCATTATTAGCCTCCTTTTCTGCCATAGTCCCATTAAAACTTCATACCTCCTACATTGAAATTGTTCTTCAAGTCTGTAACTTCATAATTATCTAAACCGTACCAAATAGCCGATAATGTATGCGGGTCAATATTAAATTCATCTTCTATTATTTCTCCGTCCTTATCGACTTTAAAAGTTAAGTCCATTAATTCCCTTATCGTGTTTTGGCACTCATTTGAAATGTAAATATTTCTGAAGCGTTTAACCTTTTTAGTGTAAGTGTTCCTACTGCCTTTAAATTTTCTGCAAGCTTTCATATTGAAGCCTTGTTGCTTGTAGTATCTTATAGCTTTTGGCTCGGCACAATCCGCCTTGATAAGTTCTTTCTTCAGATGTTCTATATCCTTTGAAATTTCTTCGTCTGTCTTATCTCTCGTATAATACTCTGAATAGATGTACAATTCCCGCTTGTCGTGGTCTACTACCATTCTTACTAAAGCATTGTAAGATGTTACAAAACCAAAGTCTAAACCGTTGAAATACTTAGGTGTCTTAATCTCATTAATACACTCTTGCATTTCATCTGCTTGCATGATTTTAGCTTGCGGAAATACTTTTTTACCATTCGTTCCAAACTTGCCTAATAACGCTACACGATATAAGTCAATGTCATATTCTTTCATTGCTTCCAACTGCTCAATGTAAGTCGCAGGAGAAAAAGCATTGTCATAGCATACGCTGTGATGATAATACTTATTGTCAATCTTGATTGTTCTCTTCTCGTACAACTCTACATCATTTAGTTTAATTACAGGCTTCAATGTTTGCGGGTCTTTATCAATAAAGAAATGCTTGTATATCCAATTAGACTTGCTTACCGGATTACTTGTGTAAATGATATGGTTAGAATGTTTAGGATGCCTTAAACGACCTATTAATTCCTTAATACTTCCATAGTTAACTTCAGAACATTCCTCTACCCAAATAATTGACACGGCGTTTATAGATTTTAGCTTTTCTGAATTATCGCAACCTTTGAAGATTATTTCGCTACCATTAGCAAACTTTATGTTTAATGGAGATAATCTTGTAGTGTAGTGCTTATCTTTCTTTAAACCTAAACTTCCGCATACTTCCAAAAGTAAATCATAACAACTGTATCTTATTGTGTCGTAAACTTGTCTAACTACTAATATCTTTCTTTTAGGCTCTTGTATCGCTTTAGTAACTAGCTTAATCGCTGTATTGTAAGACTTACTACTCCCGTATCCACCAACTACTATGTAATAGTAATGTTCCCAGTCTTGAACGTAGTCTAAAAAATGTTGGTTAATACTTACATCAACTTCCATTTCTTGTTACTCCTGAGAAATTAATAGTAATGTTGGTGTCATCTGTTTCTAGTAGTTTCAGCGCTTCAGCTTCTTTTAATAGTTTTTCCGTTTCAGCTTTTAGTCTATTTTCTACTGCCTCATTCATCTTACGCCAATGGTTAGGTTTACGATTTTTAAGCCAAAATATACAAGCACTAGTATCTGGCGGAACGTACTTAATAGTCTTTTTGATACGTTTCTTCGGTTTTCCGTCCACATCTTCAAATACAGTTTCTGTTTCTTCGTATTCAAATCCTAAGGCACGTTTTAAAAGGGCGTTTTCTACTTCAAAATCAATAGGTGCTTTCCCTTTTTTTAGGGCTGCCGAAAGTGCCGAATACTTTTTTTTCCACTCACGAAAAGTAGAATAACTAATATCCATGTTTTTTGCTATTTGTTCTTCTGTTAGTCCTTCCCTCGCCCAACTTTCAATCAATATTAAATTATCTTGTTCTAACCATTCTTGATATTTTCCTTTCGCAATCGCCCTCACCTCCTCGGTTTAAACAAAAATAAGGCAACTTAATTAAGCTACCTTATTACTAGATTTTTTGTAAGTAAATAGAAAAACGGCGTGTCTAATAACGCTAATACAACTTTAATAGTGAATTGTCCTAATATTAAAGCCCATAAGTTAGGAACAATGCCGTAAAATGCTATTGTGATGAATATACTTGTGTCAATTAATTGACTTGTTATTGTTGATAGATTATTTCTTAACCATTTGTGTTTGCTTCCGTGTATATCTTTTAGTTTATGGAAAATGTATACGTCGTTAAATTGTGATATTGTGTAAGCTATTAAAGACGCAATAACCACTCTTAAACTTTGTCCTAACACTTGTTGAAATACTTCGTTGTATTCTACCATGAATGGTGCAGGTGGAAGTTTAATCGCTATATATAATAGTCCGATTGAGAATAACTGTAAAATAAATCCTAATCTTACTGTTTTATTCGCTTCTTCTTTGCCGTACAACTCTCCAATTACATCAGTGCATAAGAAAGTAATAGCATAAGCAACAACCGCCGCTGGCACTATTAAATTGCCAATACTGATTATTTTGCTTGCTGTTACGTTTGAAACTAGCAAGCTCATTACGAAAAATCCGTTTAATACTATTAATTTATTTAATTTCATTTATTGTTTGTTTAACTCCTTCTTTAATAAAGATAACCTTTTTCCTAATGGTTGATTTTCAAAAGGTATCTTGTTATTTGTGAAAATTTTTTTCAAATATTTGTAATAATTTTTTCCGCATAAGAATATAATCTTATCTTTTTTGCTCACACCTAATTTTGTTAGTTGATTATAAACTTTGAAACTCCACTCTTTAATTTGCCTATCACTCATATTGTTAAGTGTTTGTTCATAATCTCTTATCTTATCATCTAATTTTAATACGCCGTGTTTTGCACTTAATATATAGATGTTGTTTGTTTTCTTTTTAGCATATTCTAATTGATATTTGAATAATGGCGAATTGTAAAGGTCGCAAGCCTTGTGAATACCTTTGTTTTTAGATTTTACACAACCGATTAAAGCTATCATGTGTCATTCCTCGCTAGATATTTTTGAAATTTTAACCACTCTAAAATATTGAGTTTGTTTAATTTGTGATAATCAACTAATCTAGTTCCCTCTTTTCTTCTGATATGTTTAATTTTATTTTGTTCAAACTTCATAAATTTTCCAAACCTTACTCCACTATTCCAACTGGTACTATCCACGCTATAAAAACCGTAACTTTCTACATTAGCATCAGTTACTCCTAAACCATGTAATTTACAACCGTGTTTTTTTGCCATTTTGTTTAATAGATGAAATTTGTCTTTGTGGTTGATTATGTTTTCTTTGCTAACTACTCCGCCTATAGAAGCGTAGTCGTATTCTTTTATCATTTTTAAAAATTCTTCTTTACCTCTACTTATGTGCCAAACAGGAATACATTTTTTGCCAGTTTCACGCTCTAAACGTTCCCTTAATTCAAGTACTTTTTCATAACCAACAATTATATCTATATCCAACTCAAAGAAATATTTAATATCGTATTTGTTGATATATTCTATATACTCTGTTAAATACTGGTCTATATCTATTTTCTTTTTAGATGAAAAAAACGTAAATGCTCCGCTATCTACTAAATGCAAATCAACATCAAAAGGGAGTTTCTCTCTAAAGTAGTAAAAGGACGTTAAAATATACCTAGAGTTTTTTAACTCGTTTCCGTAAACGTTAATTTCTCCCTCGTTAACCGCTAAACATAATTTAGTCAATAACCTCTCCGCAGTGCGGACAAATAATTACTTCCTTTTCTTTAGCTTTCTTTTCTTCTTCTACTTCCTCAAATAAAGCGTGTAAATCATCTTCATTAAATTCGGTATCAAAACTAAAATTTGTCATATCGTAGTCAATAAGTTCTAATTCAGCTTGTAATTTCTCCATATCAAAGCCAGTATTCATGGTTAGCTTATTGTGAACTAAAATATATTCACGCTTCTGTTCTTCAGTTAAGTGTTTCAGTTTAATAACTGGTATTTCTTCAACACCTAACCTTTTCAATGCTATATAACGCCCGTGTCCCTCTATTATCACGTTATTTTCATCAATCGCTATTGGGTCGTTATTTCCATATCTTTGAATAGAATTGATAATTTGTTCAATCTGTTCTTCTGTATGAATTTTAGCGTTATTCTCATATTCTTTAATTTCATTAATATTAATATTTTCTATTTGCATTTTTACCTCCTTATTTTTTAAACAAAAAAGAAGCGTATTGAACGCTTCTTTAATATAAGAAAAAAGTTAGTGAAAATTTTATTACCACAATTACTGCTAACAAAAAAATTATATAAAAAGGAAATATATGAAAAAAATATTTAAAATTTTCACACTATCATTATATCATCTTTAAATACATAAATGTAAATATCTACATATTTTTTGATATATTTGCATATTTTTTGATATATTAATATAGATTTTTGATAAAAATCTTATTTAATGCTTTGGAATGTTTGCTTATTCTTGTGTTTTGAGAGATATCCATAATCTGTTCTATTTTATCCCACGTTAAGCACTCAACATATTTTAGTTGAAGTAATAATCTTAATTCCATATCTTTTACATTATCGATTATTTTCATAATATCTAATCTTGTTTGATAATATTCTATATTCTTCTCTACAATATAGCGTTTGTGTTCGTCAGTCTTATCGATTAAACACTCCCAACTATTTTTATTACCGCCTTTTATTTGCTCTTTAGCATAGTCTATAGCTTTGACTTGTGATTTTTTGTGTTCATCAGCTTCTAAACTTCTTTCACGTGATTCTATCATTAATTGAATGTGTCTTATGTTTTTTAAATATTTTATCTTTTTAAATACTGTTTGTTCTTCTTTAGTTCTAACCATTTTCTCCTGCCTTTCTAATGGCGTTGTACCAATTACTTTCCTCAACTAATATGTGTGTCTGACAATCCTCACATCTAATGCAATATACGTTCTTTTCTAAATGGCAATAATCTAACTGACTTCCGCATTTACAACAATAATGATTAGTGCTAGGTGCTTTTCTGTATCTGTATTTTTTTAATTTTTCGTAGTTGATTTGCATTAATTCAACACTCCTTTTAAAAATACAATATCGGGAGCAAATACATATTTTAATATTTGCGAAAATACTATAATCGATATACAAGAAATTAATATCCATGTTAATGTTTTTAGAAATTTTTTATACTTTAGCTGTTTACTTTCATTTTCCCATTCCCAATCTATATCAATCCCAATAAATATCAGTGCAAAGGTAACACAAAGTGCTGCAATTCCAAAAATCCAACTCATAGAGTCACACGCCTCCCAAACAACATACTGATTTCTTAACCCTGTATATACCTCTGGTATCTTGTCTATACTAACACTTAACTTCTCTACTATCTTCTTCATTAATTCGTTCATTAAACTTCAACTCCTAACATTTATATTCGACCTATCGCCCAAACGAAGTAAATAAATGAGATTAGGATTAATAATCCCAAGAATGTCATTGTTATTCTGAAATATCTATCCATCACCATATATCCAATTTTTTCTAAAAATGCATCAATTTTATCTAAAATTTTAATCATTAACAAAATACCTCCAAAATTTCTTCTCCAAACTCATCAATACAGGTTTGGGCTATTTCTTTTGATTTGAAATAAGGGAATTTAGAAAATACCGTATAATATTTATTGTGAATAACGTGAACAGTTTCCAGTTCAAAATCATAAGCAATGTAATATTTTTTTTGGTTTGTATCTTCCCAATTAGGCTCCCAATCCCCTTGTTGTTCTTCCACATAACATTTAATCTTCTTAATTAATGTTTGCTCTTTTATGAATTGCTCGGCTTCTTCTTTAGTGTCAAATAATAAACCAATTTCATATGAACGTTTATCGTCGCCGTCCCAGGTGTAAAACGTTCTTTCGTTTAACTTTCCTGTGTAATCATCAATGTAATACAATTCTTCTCCATCTTTAGGATAACTTATTTCATAAGGTTTCTTTACTTCCGTTACTTCTGTTATTTCTTGTGCTTCTTCTGTTTGTTCCTCTGAATTAATGATATTATTATATATTTCTAATATTTTGTTATACGTCTTTTCTCTAGGAATGTTTCCATCTTTCCAGCCTTTGACTGTTTGTGGTGTAACTTTTAAATTAAGTGCTAATAACGTATCGTTTAAATTGTAATGTTTCTTAATCTCTTCAATCATTTCTTGTAATGGTATTATTTTGTTCATTATTATTCTCCTTTAATAATCAAATTCATATTCATAATTAGCCGAATTGCACCCGTCATCATTAATGAAATAATCAAGTGCTAATTCCTTTAATTCCTCATAAGATAATTTTTCCGCATCTTCTACGGGTAAGTTAAATGTTGCTCTCAGCTCTACGAATACATATTGTTGTTCTTTACTCATAGTTATTCTCCTCTATCTCTCTATAAGCAAATCTTTCAACATCGCTTATATCAAACTTATTATTTCCCGCAGTGCAAAATCCTTGCTTTTCAGTATCCAAAAATAAATCATATAACTCATCTAATTCGGTTTGTGTTGCTTCCGTTTCTAATTTTTCTCCATTATGAAAATATACCTTTAAAATATATCTTTTTTCTTTACTCATTTCCTAACAACTCCTTATTAAATACTAACCATCTTGTAGCACCTCGCTTATCTCCAAACAAAGGTACTCGGTTTATTACTTTTAAAATCTCGTTAACGTGTATTTGATTATCATTCCATTTGAATATTAATGTTCCGTTCGGGGTTAACACTCTATTACACTCTTTAAAACCTTTTAATATTACTTCTGGCCATTTATCTTTATCTAACTTTCCGTATTTTTTAGCGAGCCAACTATTATGGCCAGCTTGAATTAAATGGGGTGGGTCAAATACAATTAAATCAAACTCGTTATCTTCAAAAGGTAAATCTGTAAAGTCGGCCACAATATCAGGGTTGATATTTATAACGTGGCCACTTGGTAATTCTTCATAATATTTTCGTATATCTACATAAGTAGTATCTTTGTTTTGTTTGTCATACCAAAACATACGACTGCCACAACATGCATCTAGTATCTTCATTCTAATAGCTCCTTATTTTCGTAAATGTTGCCAACAACAGAGTAAGCTGAACATTCGTACAAACTTTCGCTAAATTCATTGTTTTCCCAAGAAATGCAATACCCATCATCAATATCTTTTTCTATTGTTGCATAATCCCAGTAGTCGTCTCCTAATACCCCTTCATCAGTTAATATACTTCCAACATATACATAGTCGCCATACTTATCTTTTAACCCTGTATTTTCCAAGAACTCAACTTCATCAAAAAAATAACACTTAAAGCCAATGCTAGGGTCTTCAAAATCCATATAATCGTCATCATATACTTCTAATGTTTTTTCGTTGAAATCAATTAATTCTACGTCTAATACTTTATCTAAACTTTTTATATATACTTTTGGTTGCAACATTTTTTATCCTCCTAAATCTGGGTTGATTGCCTCAAATCTAAAATCTGTATAATCTCTTTCTTCATTCCTTAATAATTTTCCATCAACAACAGTTATATACTGTTCAAATTCCATTCCCTTTTCGCTAGCAAATATATTGAAATCAACAGAATATTTTTTGCTGTGTTCTACCAAAAGCGTTTGAATATCAATATCCCATGCTTGTTTTATCCACAAAGTTATATTGCAAATGTCATCGTCATTTCCATCATGATAAAATGATAATTCTTCACTTTCTACAAAAAATCTTCTAGTATTTTTTAAGTATAAAAATTCATTATAAGATTTATTATATTTAAAAAAACATTCACATAAACCATCGTCTTGCATTTTTATATCGATATATTGCGGCTCTGATATAATCGACTCTCGCTTTATTAAAACAATTTCATTTTCTATAAAATTGATTAAATCTTTCTTCTTACCTCTTATTTTCAAATATCCTTCACACCAATTCGGCATTTCATTATCCTCCTAATATTTGGCCCACTGTAACTAATGTTGCAATTATTAATATAATCACTAATATTGCAATTAAAAATTTTTCTTCTATACAGTTTACAAAATTATTAACTTCACTGTATACTTTGTTAAGCTCTTCTTTTATTGCATCTCTTTCTTCAACCGTCACCGTTGATAATGATTCATCTATAAATGAATAATCATAACTACATGATGCTTTTTCTATATCATCAACATGAAACGTTATATTTGAAACAGTGATTTTCAAATTCTCATTTCTTATTACTCCAGCTTTCACCTTACCATATGCTTCATTTATAGCTATTAAATCATCAACATCAATTGAGGCTTCTAAAAATTTACCGCTTTTTAACCAAAATCTTATTCTAACTGCACTCATCTCCTACCCTCCTACTCCATTTCTCTCTGCTGTTCTTTTTGTTTGTTCTGCTTGTTCTCGGTACAATTCCAACAACCGCTGCTCCAGTTTGTCGTTTTTTGTTTTTAGTTCTGCATATTCTTTTTGCATATTCTCAATTTTAGCCGTAAAAAGAATCCCCGCTAATAATACCCCTAATACAAATCCCACAATAACATTTAACAAAAATTCATCTTTCATTTTCTAACCTCCTATATCCTTTGGTGTACACCCTAACACGTCTGCTAATTTCTTCAACGTTTTAAATCGTGGGCTTAATCTTTCGCCTGTTCTGATTAATTTAATAACGTTAAAATGTACTCCTGAGAGTTTGTATAATTCTTTGTCAGTTATTTTCATCTGATCCATTATTTTTTGTAGGTTAGTCATTTTAAATTTTGTTCTTTCTTCTCCGCTGCTATTATCTTTTTTAAAAACTCACATTGCTTTTTAGTAGGTAATCCTAAAAAATCTTCTATCATTTTCTCTACCTTTTTGTCTATCTCGTTTGATTTTTTTAATAACTCAACTGGAGTTATTCCTCCTATTTCACAAATTTTTAAAATCATAGCTTTTCTAGGTAGAAATTTTCCTTTTTCCCATAAATGCACGCTATTTAATTGCGCATCTATTCTTTTTGAAAATTCATCTAAAGTTAAATCTTTTTCTAGTCTTATCTTTCTTATTTTTGCTCCTACATCCTTTTTATCTATCTTCTTTTTATCAAATCCAAACATTTTTATTCCTCTTTTTTAAAATTTTTCCAATAATTTATTAATTCTTTCATCTATTTTTGGCACTTCCTCTATTTCGATATACAAGCCGCTTTTTTCATGCATAACTTTTTTTGAGCACAATTCTACTATTAAACTATCGTCTTTGTAAAAACCTAACCTTTTCATGATGTCTTGTAACGCCTTTAGTAAATTGTCTAAGTCGGGAGTTACTGCTTTAACCTCTCCATTTTTAGCTTTTTGAGTTTTTTCAAAAATCCAATAAACAGTAAGTTTAATCGGTCTTATGAATTTTTCTTTTGGTTGGTGTCCGCTTAATGCTCTTACTAATCTATATTCAGCTTCCAGCATTTTTGGCGTTTTGTAAAAAGTCTTACTTTTTGGAGAAAATCTCTTTTGTTGATTAGTAGTTCTAGGCACTATTTCCATGTAGGTAAAGAAACTTAATTTTTCGTTTAACATCAATACACCTCCTTTCTTTTTTTATTTGTTAAACCAGTCATAACCTAAATTAGTTACTTCTGATTTTTTATTTTCTTCTTTTATCGCTGAATTATATAAAGTTGAAATAATGAAATTTTTAGAATTTTTTATTGTTTTTTCTTCGTAATATTTTTTGTAACAATAATCAATATTTTGTTTTTTAAGGTTTTTAAATTTTTCTTTTACAATTTCACTTTTTACTTTTTCTTTGTTGATTGTGAAAAACTTCCTATTATCGTTTAAAACCTCTTGAATAGTGTCGTTTATAAGCTGTTTTATATTTACATCTTTTTTTGAAATCTCAAATCGCTCGTTTAAACCGCCTGTAACGTTCGCAAAATCATTTTTGGTATAATTACTCGAAAAATCTTCTGAAACGTCTAATTCATACCTTAAAACGTCTAATTTCGGTATTTGCGATTTAATTTCATGGTCTAATTTCTCATTTTTAGAATTTTTAGTTGTTTTTGGAGTTGATTTTTTAGAAATTTCCTGTTTTTTGATTTTTTTTAAAATAAATTTATCAGCTATTTTTTTTAAACGTATTTTCTTTTTTGATAAATCTATTTTATAATCTTTATATATAATCTTTTTATTAATCTTTTTTATAGTTGGTGCATTTTGCCCTAACTGGTTGGTGCATTTTGCCCCAACTGGTTGGTGCATTTTGCCCCAACTGGTTGGTGCATTTTGCCCTAACTCTTTTTTAGGTTGGTGCATTTTGCCCCAACTCTCTTTTTCGTGATTTTTTTTGTTTTCTTTTTCAAAAATATAAAAATATTTGTTGATTTCTTCGTAATTTACACGATAATATTTTGCGTTATTTTTTTTTATTGTTATTAAAAAATTATTTTCTTCTAACGTTTTTAAACTTCTTTTTAAAACGTCGATGCTAAAACAAAATTTAAAGTTTCTTTCGTGCATTTTTTTAACTGAAGAGTAATACCAATATTCACCATCAATAAAATTCTTCTTTTCTTGTTTTGCGAACTCTGTCCGATAATCTATTTGTTGCAAGATAATAACTTCATTCAGATTGATATAACCTTGTAATACCTCTAACAATTTTGCATTGATAACTAATACTTTTTCTTTGCTTTTAAATAATTCTCTTTCCATTCATAATTAGTCCTCCTTAAACGGATTGACTATATCCCCTATAGCGTCATCTATGCTGCTTGGAAAATTATTTCCAAAATCATCAAATATAGTATTATTATTTCTTAAACCTGTGTTGTTAAACTCCATTTGTTGTTGATTAAAATTGTTCTGACTTTTATTCCCAAAACCTTGATTAAATCCGTTATTTTGTTGATTAAAATTATTTGCGTTTTGTTGATTAAATGATTGATTGAAATTGTTGTTGAAATGTGCTTGTTGTCCTTGTTGACTTTGATTTTTAGTATCTAAAAATTGCACTCTATCAGCTATTACTTCTGTAACATAAACAGTATTACCTTGATTATTTTGATAATTTCTAGTTTGTATTCTTCCCTCTACTCCTATCAAGCTACCTTTTGCACAGTATCTGTATACATTTTCCGCTGTTTTCCCAAAAGCTACACAACTTATAAAATCGGCTTGCGTTTGTCCGTCTTGACCTTTAAACGCTCTATTTATGGCAACTGTAAAAGATGTTGTTTCTTTATTATTTGATGTATGTTTCAACTCTAAATCTTTTGTTATTCTACCTACTAATACCACATTGTTTATCATTTCTTATTTTCCTCCTTGATTAAATAAATTCCATACTTGATTAAGTTGACTATCTGTTAAATCTTCAAATTTCCCTGCATTGATGTTATTTTGTGCTAACCAACCTTTTATCTGACTTATATCGGCGTTCATATTTAACATTTGTAATATCTTTTGTCTATCATTATTTTTAGGTGTCAATCCCGATTTTTGTGCCGTTGCTTGCATTCTTTTATTTTGTTGAGGTTGTTGCGGTTGCAAATTTTGTGCGTCTAAAATATCATTTTCACTTATATTTAGTACCACGTTGTAAGCGTATCTTCTAGCGTATGTTATTACCGCTCCTATATCTTGTTGTTTTGCTAGTTGTTCTTGGATAGGTGTATAAAACACTGCTTCTCCTGTTTCCGTATCAATTATCAAACACTCAGCTATTGCTTTATCACGATATATATTAATGTGGTCGGCTAACTGCAACTCACTAAATATCTTGTTTACATGTGGCAAAAAGTCTCCTAATTCAAAATAGTTAAATTTTTGAAATGGATTATATCCTGTCTTTTTTAATTTTTTATTTTGTAATTCTAATCTTGCTTGTTGTAATTTTTTATATAATTTTCCTGTATTCAATTTAGCTTGATTTAATATTTTTTCTTCAATCATTTGTTAAGCCTCCTCTACCCATTTCAAATAGTCGCCTATTTTTTCTTTGAAAAAGTCACTTTCTATATCCTCTTTAGAAAATACTTGAATTATATCTTCACTATGAAATGTTAACTTATCCATTGCTTTGAACTGTTCTGAAACTCTGTTAAATGTGATATATTGTTGACCGCCTAAATTTAAGTTTTTTAACGGTATTTCAAAAAATCCCGTTCTTTCATCTATTCTTGTATCTTCGTAGTGTCTGACTAATTTTTTAAGAGTTAACGGTGTATTTCTAAATGTAGTTGAGTATTGCTCGTTAATACCTGCTTTTGCATATACAACATCTTTTTTTGTAATAATATACTCCCCGTCTATTTCCTCAATATCCCAGCCCAACTCAATAACTCTATTTTTAAATTTTTTGTTTGATAACATTTTTTCTTATCTCCTTTTTTTAATCTTTTATTTTTACTGCTAAATTTCTATAGAATTTTGGAACATCTTCCAATTCTTCCTCGTTAAATGTTTGTTTTAATTTTTCATTGAATTTACTGGCGAAATAAGTATCATCTTTAAAAGTGATATATTGTTGTTGTTCGTTTGTAGTAAATAAATGTGGCAGGGGTATTCTATAATAAGAAACTTCAATTTCCCCCCTTTTTTCTAAAGGTGTTAAGATATATTCAGTTAAAAGCGATAAAAATTCATCTGGTAACTCTTCTAAAAAATTATATCTGTGTTCTCCAAAAGAAATATGCCCTATAAATATTTTTCGACCTATAAAAATTCTATAAATATTCATTTTTAGACTATCTACATATACTTTGTAACCTAATTCTTTTAATTCTTCTATCAATTCTTGTGATGTTAACATTGTTCATTCTCCTTTATTTCTAAATATTTGATATATTCTTTTAGTACTTCTCTTGTTTCTTCTTCAGTTAATTCAAGGTAAGCCTTTGATACTGCACTATTAGGCTTTTCATATCTATAGCAATCCGCAAAATGTGCTATATCGTCGAAAATATATTCTTGTCCGTATTCTTCTTTTAGTGTATCTAATACTAATTGTTGATTATCGTTTAATTTTTTTAGTTTAGATAGCTTGCTAAAGACTGAAATACTTTTATTTTCTTCTTCATCTTCTGTAATTTCCGCGTATTTTTCACCGTTCCACGTGTAAATCTCTGTTATTTTTTTATATTGATTAACCTTTGTAGCTATAGTCAATCTTGTTATTAAATCAATTATTTCTTCTTTTGGTCTTGTCGTTATTTTTTTAAATAATTCGTCAAAGTTTAAATCTTCTTTTCCGTACAATAATTCATTTACTGTCATATCTCCTATTTCAGAAATAATAGGTAACCTTTTTTTGTTTGGTAAACATTGACCTTGTTCCCATTTTAAGACGTTGTTCTTACTTACACTAAATAGTTTCCCAAAAGATTCTAAAGTATACCCCTTATTAAATCGTATTTGCTTAATACGCAAACCAACCGCTTTTTTATCAATTGCTAAATTTTTTTCAATCATCTTTTTTTCCTTTCATTATTTGATTTTTTGAAATCAATATGCTATAATTAACATATTGATTTTTACATTTTAGAAACGTTTGTTTTTTCAAACGTTTTTTTATTTTGCTTTTTTAATACCCCTCTTTTTGTCTTTGAATATTAACTATTGATTTTTTTATGTATGCTTCAAACAATTCTTCTAAAGAATAATAAATAATTGCAATATCTAGAATTAATTCAATAGCAAACTCTGTTGATTGAATATATACGGTATTTCCAACTCGTTTATTAAACAAGTATCCCGTTTCAATTTCATTAATCATAGCTTTTTTATGATATTTATTTTCAATACGTTTTAGAACAAACGCACATCGGTCAACGCTATATACTTGCTTATCGTTATTCATAAGAGATAGTGCAAATGCTAAACAGTCAGCCAATTCATCAAGTTGTTTTTCTTTTGGTGTTTTATTTTGTTTCCAATCTTTGAAAAATCCTATAGCGTTGTACCATTCGTGAAATTCCTCACACAAAGCAGTTTCTATATGAATTTTATTCCATATTTTTATGTGACTATCAACTTTCCTTTGCAGTTCTTGTAAGTCTATTAATTTATTGTGTAATTCATATTTATTCAATTTTCTTCCTCCTATTCAAAATATTTGTTGTATCTCTTATCAAATCCGCACCATACACTAGCAGTTACAAAAATGTAGACCGCAAACAGTTGTTCAAACTCAATTTTTGTCATTGCTAATGCACAGATGAAAATTATCGTAAAAGTCCAGTAGATAAGATTAAGTGTTCTTTTTTGTAAGTGTTTAATCATGAGTTATGCTCCTTATTACGTTGAATTTTTCTTTTTTCGGAATTATCATTTGTATGTAATCCAAATTTACATATTGGATAGTCGATTTATCAGTAGTTATTTTTACAAAACTATTCGATATTTCGGCTATTTCTTTTGGAACTTCATTTGATAAGATGCAATCTTCTAAGTAAGTATCATCTAAGAAAATTAATTTTTTTATTTCCATTTATGCTCCTTTCTTTGCCTTTTCCCGCTTCTTGTTCAGTAATTGGGAATTAATATAGTTGTAAATTCTGACTTTGTTGTAAGTCATGTTGGTCTGTTTAGTCCCTTGCATATATTCGTAAGAATTGTCTAGACTTTCTAATTCCAACATATATTCATTAAATTTTCCTTTGTCGGTATCAAGTTCGAGAAATTTCCGTAGGTCATCTCTGCTTAACCAGTCTTTAGGATTTTTTAATTTGTCCTCATAAGCATTGAACATTTAATCACTCCTTTCTGAATATTTTCGAGAATATAATTCTTGTTAATTTTTAAAAAAAATATCATTAGCTTCTTCATTTGATAACGCTAAGAATTTTATTAAAAGTAACATTTCGCTTTTTTTAAATTCTCTATCTTGAACTTCGTTAATTTTATCAGAAAAACTACTAACAGAGATATTTAAATAATCAGCGCATTGTTTATAAGTTTTCCTTTTTTCTCTTATTTTTCCTTTTAATTTATCCATAGTACCACCTTTCTTTTGATTTATTTTCAAGAACTAAATTCTTGATTGTAACTATATAATAACATAAGTTTTTTTCTTTGTCAAGAATTTTTTTCTTGTTTTTTTAAAAAAGATTATCAAAAAATATAATTTCATTCTTGAAAATAAGAATAATATATAGTATAATTAATTTAAAGGAGGCGTATATACATGACGTTAGGAAAAAGAATCGAAGAAAAAAGATTAGCTAAAAAACTAAAAAAGAAAGAATTGGCAAAACTTATTAATGTACATGACACATTAATAGGAAAATATGAACGTGATGAAGTAGACCTAGGACTTAGTAAGATTAAAGAATTAGCTAGAGTATTAGACACCACGCCTGCTTTTCTTATGGGCTGGGAAGATGACCAAAAAGAAATTGATATAGCGAACATGGTTAATGACCTAATGGACAATTTAAATAGTAATCAAGCCTTAATGTACAGCGGAGAGCCAATGGACGAAGTAACAAAAGAATTAGTTCGCGCTTCAATCGAACAAGCAGCGAGAATAGCAATGGCGCGACACAAGTCAGAAAATGACGATTAAAGATGTTTACCATTCCTTAGTAAAGGAATTTGGAACAACTAACCCATTTAACATCGCTAGACAATTAGGAATAACGGTACTATTTAACGATTTAGGAACAAACAACGGGCTATATCATACATTAGAAATCAATAACGAAACATACCACTACATACACATAAATAACAACTTATCTGATTCTGATAAACGATATACAATGGCTCATGAATTAGGTCACTTTATTTTACACAAAAATTCAAACTTACACTTCTTAAGGAGAATTTCAAGAGTACCATTATCAAGACAAGAGATAGAAGCTGACCTATTCGCAAGCTATTTTATTGTGACAGATGAAGAAATAAAAGAAATAAACAATATTACTCACATATCTAAATCATTTAAAATTGATTATAGGATATGTGAAGAAAGAATTAAATATTTAGATAGCTAGTTAATTTTAGCTATCCATTATGGTTAAAATACCGCCAAATATATTCTAAGGAGAAAAACAATGAAAAAAAGTAAGGTATTACTAAGTTTAATATTAACAGGTTCAATAACATTGACTGGATGTTCAAGTGAAAAAAAAGAAGAAGTAAGTAATAGCAATTCTTCTACCCCTACACAAACGCCAGTTAAAAAGAGTAATGAAGCTAAGTTAGGAGAAAAATTAATATTTGAAAATGAAGCTGAAATAACAATTAAAAAAGCTGAATGGACTGACGAAAGAAATTCTTTAGAGGACACAGTAGCAAAAAAAGTGCTGTTAGTCACTTATGACACTAAGAATATTTCAGAAAAAGAATATTCAGTAGGGAGCGACGTAGAGTTGTACGTTAACGGAAAAAAAGCTCAAAGATATGCTGTCAAATTGACTGTAGATACTATCTCACCTAATAGAATTTTAGAAAACGCAACTCAGGCGTTTGCTGTAAATGAAGATGGAGAACTTGAACTTGAAGTAAAACCATTCTTGTCGCAAAAACCCAAAAAAATTATAAAATTGGATCTAAAATAAAAAAACTCCCTGTACCCCGCCAAGAGTTAGAGAGTTTGTGGCCGTTTAAACCAGTAGGATTATTTTAAGCATTTTTATATCGTCATATAAAAATGTAACTCTTAAAATGTCCTAAGATAATTGTGTATAATATATACAATATAAGTATATCATACACACCTTAAATTAACAAGAAAGGATGTGTATTTTAATGTACAAGGAACTTACCAAACAAGGCAACTATAAATACGTTCAGACCTACAAAGGACTTGACGGTAAAACAAAGCGTATTTCAGTAGTCAAACCGAACAAAACACGTGCTACAGAAAAAGAAGCTTATGAGGAATTGCAAGAGAAGATTAATAAAATACTCAATCCTGAGCAAAAAGTGGAAAAGTTAGGATATTATAAGCAGAAATTTTTGGAGTTTAAAAAAGATAGTGTAAGTGTAAACACATTTAAGAATTATCAAGTGTATCTTGCACTACTGGATGATAATTTGGACTTATCAGAAATCACTAAAATAAAGTACGATAGAAAATTAATAGATTATAGATCTAAATATAAGCCTGCAGTTATTAAATTAATTAAGACATTGTTCAACGTGCTATTTAAATTTATAAAAAAATACTATGTTCCTGAATTTGATGTAACATTGGAGTTTACATATACAAAAGAAGAAAGGTTTATTGAAAATCAAAAAATAAAATTTATTGAAACGGATAAAATCAAGGAAATTTTGGGAAAAATAGAACATGATTTAACTAGAAATTTTGTAATAGTTCAACTATACACAGGATTAAGAGCAGGTGAACTTTTGGCGTTAACTCCAAATGATGTTGATTTTACAAATAAATTAATTCATGTTAATAAAACTAGATTGCAAAACGGGCAAATTACCTCCCCAAAAACAGTTAATAGCATAAGAACAATAGAGGTGAATGATATAGTGTTAAACA